GCCTCTCCCAAAGCGTTCTCATAAGTCGTTGTCAACATTCTTCTCCTCATCAAGGATTTTCAAGAGTACCTCAATTGCCTGCTCGTAGCCGGCAACCACACCGACACGATACCCGTACTCAAAAGCATCGCGCTGTTGGGGCCGCTTCAAGGCATCTGCCGCAAATTGCTGCTGCGCTGCCTTGATGCGGTTTAGGAGTTTGGTTTCAAAATTCACGCCTGATTTTTTTCCGCCTTGGGCTCGGGCGGCAGAGACTGACCGTCCACCTTCTCGCCCGCAGCCAAGCGGTGCTTCTGCTTCACATAGGCGCTGTTCATAGAGACAGTGCCCTCTTTCGGCTTATCGGCCATGGTGATTTCCTTATCGCGTTCCAGGGTTGATGCCGGTGCCGGTGCTTACCGCCACCTTCTCGCCGGTGGCCATTTCGGCCGCCGCAAGCAACTTGGCGGTGTCATTGTCCGCCGTGTTCATACGCTCACGCGCGGCCACCTCAGCCGCGGTGCGCTGGCTTTCGGCCATCTGCCGGAACTGCTCAGCCTGCAACTTCTCGGCACGCGCCTGCTGCTGATCCGTAAGCTTGGCCGCATCATTCTGCTGCTGGATTTGCAACTTCTGCTGCTCAATCTGGATCCGCGCCTGATCAACCTGGGCGCGTTGCTGCAACGCCTGCCCTTGGATTTGGGCATTGAGTTGCGCGACCTGCATGCTGCTGTCGGGCGGCATCGGCGGTTGCGGCCGGAATTGCTGGGCAGCCTGATCAATTTGCGCCAACTCCTGACCAAAGGCGCCAAGCTGCTGCTCAATAAACTGCTGCACTTGTACAATTACCTTGGTCTGCTCAGTTGCCTCATCAGGAATAAGGCCCTGCTTCTGGGCCTCGTCCACAGCATTGTGCGCCTCCACCAGATAGTAATTCAGCAGATGGTCGCGCAGGTGGGTGGCCATGGGATACAGGAACGTCTTCACGATCACCGGATTGCTGCCAAACAGCGGGGATTTCAGAAACGCCATGTGCGTCATGATGTGCGCCATGTGATCCTGCTGCGGCATGACATAAATCGGCCGCCCCATGGTGGCCGCGACATTCTCGCTGACCGGGTCCATGTTCTCGGTTGCCGGCAGCGGTTGCAGCACTTCATCCGCTGGCACCTTGAGGGTGCGGAGGAACATCTCCTCCACCTTCCGCATGTCGTACATCTGCGGCAGGGCGCCAGCACGCTGCATGATCGCCTGCACCTGGGCGAAGCGCTGCGTTTCAGAGAAGATTGCCGGGTCGCTGACGGGGACGACATCAAGCGGCCCATCAAAGTCTGCCGGCTCAATCTCAATGCCAGCATCCTGCGCCTCAATATCCTCCTCAGTCAGATAGGCGCTGTTGATGCGGTGCAGGATCTTGAAGCACCGCGCCATTGAGTTGTGCAGGCGCGAATGGATGCTGGAGAATACCACCATCCCCTGCTCAATCAGCGCCATTGTCGTGCCGACAGGCTGATTGGGGTTCTGGTCGCTCAGCTTCTCAAAGCTGGTCTGCACAACGCCCTTGCCGGCGTCCACCAGGAAGCCCAGCAACTGAAACAGCGTGGGGCTCGGCGGATTGAACGGCATCGGCATGGCGAGCTTACGCACGTCATCAATCAGCGCGCCGCCCTCCATCTCCACCACTTCAGTCGGCTGAAGGTTAATGGTCTGGCCGCCAGGGCCGCCCTTGAGTTTCAGCAGGGTGGGGATGTTCTGGATGTGGGCGCTGTCCAGCAAAGCCCGCAGCGCGCCCGTGGCGGCGCCAGAAAGGCCGCCAATCATGTGCGTTAGGCCAATCGGATAAGCACCGCGCCAGGGCACAAACGGGAACTCGACGATCCAATCCAACTCTTTGTGGTTGGGGTCGTCCTGCTCCCAGTTGCGATACAGCGCCAGCGCCTTGCCGGTGGATTTGTCCACGCTCAGGATGTAGGGGCTGACGCCCTCATCAAAATCCAGAAACGTGTAGATCTCAAAGATCGTCCGCAGGCCGTCTTCATTGTAGCTGGTGGACTTGCGGCCCTCGATCTTGTCATTGGCGATGCTGGCCTTGGAGAACTCCGGATCATCCGGGTAGCCAAGATCCACATCAATATACATGCCAGCACGAACACGCCGCTCATACTCCATCTTGGTGATGTACTGAACGTGCGTCTTGCGCTCGGCTGAATAGAAGTTGGTGGCGGCAAACGGCAGGTAAACGTCGTCAATCGGCACAAACTCGGCTTGGGGGCGCCGGTGCTGATTGTTCCACATGAATTTCATGTACTGGCCACCGCCCAGCGGCAGCTGCGTGCTGAGCTGCTCCAACTCGGAGCGGAACTCCGGCATCTGCTCGGTGGTCTGCCAATTCATGAAGGTGGCCTTGCGCTCGGCCTTATCCACCTTCTCTTTGTCTTTTTGGCCGTAAATTTTACTCTTTACCGGGCCATTGGGCGGGAAAATTTCCTTCATGAAGCGCGCGGAGAAATCCACGCACGCTTCCACCAGCATCGGGTGAACGACCTTGTTGGCGCCCGTGAACTGCGCGCCGCCAGGAGCGTCATCGCCCAGGCCAGTGCGGCGGAGGCCCTCCTCGTAAAGCTTGTCGCGCTTTTCGCGGGCTTCCTTGTCGCGGTCTATCTTTTCAAGAAGATCGTTTACCGCTTCTTTGAGAAGCGCCGGATCAACCTCTTCCACAATATTCGCAAAGTGTTCCAGGTTGCTTTGATTTTCTTCTTCATTCTCAAGCCGAATGATTGCGCCACCATCTTCAGTGTCCCTCACTTCGCTGTTTTTGTCGTCCAGAAACTCTACAGTTTCGCCGCGATCATCGTCGTCATCATTGAGAGTTTCAGACATCAAAAGGCCCTCCGGTAGCCAAATAGTATTTCCTTGTTACGCAGCGTTGGATCCACGGAAACATCTACACCCAAGGTGCCTCCACGGAATGGCCTCTCAAGACCACCCGTGATCAGCGTGCCGGCGTTGCCCGCGCCTGCGCTACCGCGGCGCCCAGACATTACCTGCGCCCCCAGCAATGCTTTCGCGCCCTCATCATCTAACGGAATGTTGAGGTTGCCACCATAGGTGTAAAATTCTTGCGGCTTGGCGCCAGGATACGCCTGCAGTTGAGATTGATAACCACCATGCAGCGAAACAGGGCCATAACCAGCAGACAGGTTGGCGCCGTAACCAGTCATGCCTTGGTCACTGGCATCCTGCACACCCAGCAAGCCTGCCCCCAATCGGATTTTGCGCTCTTGATCCAGCGTTGCATTGATGCCGGTGTTGATCGTGCGAAGAGCCCGCTCAAAACGATCATCTTCAATCGGCATTTCCCTCAATGAGGTGAAAGAAGACACATTTTCATTGCGAGGATAACGCTGATAATTTTCAGGTAAATCAACCGCGCCAACGCTTGTCGGCATGCCAACATTCATACCGCGCATCATCATCCTTGCGCGCTGCATTAAATCAGCCGGGTTGCTTTCCGCCATGAACTGGCTGGCCAGCGCATCAATCTCACGCGGGTCATACCGCTCTACGCCGCCATTACCTTCAACCTCGCCGCCCTCAGCATATTTTTGACGCAGCTTGGCCAGACCACCATGGGCATAGCCTTGCCCGTAATCCATGCCGTAGCCTGCCGCACCATATGCCGGCGTGGGCTCCGGCGCGTTGAAGATCCCAGGCTCATAACTCATTACCGTGGGATCCAGGCCCAACTCTTTGCCGATTTCGTTGCCGATAAAACCACCAATAACACCAGCGCCGGGCACACCAGTAGCAAGACCCATCAGGCCACCGATAACACCCGGCACACTGACGCTCATTGCAGGCGTCTGCGTTTGAGTTTGAGGGTCAACATTAAAGCCAACACTGACGCCCGGAGGCGCAGCAACACTTGCTATCCCGTATCCAATAGCTTGAGCCAGCCCCATGCGCCCTGAATTGTAGGCATCAATGGCATCCATGATGCCGTAGCCTTCAAACCCCATAGGCGCATTCGCCATTGCGCCCTTAGCGGCCGCAGCATTGGCTTCGTCTTCCGGCCCAATCGGGCCAACAGCCGTTGGCGCCGTGCTAATGCCGGGCGCCATGCCGGGCGTGTTCACCTCTGATTGCCCTTCCCCGGTAGGGCCAGGATCATTACCCGGAGGGCCACCGCCAGCGCCAGCACCCGTGGGGCCAGCGCCCTGCCCCTGGTTGCCGCCAGCAGCATCTTGAGCAGCGGCTTCAGAGTTGGAGTTGGCGTTGTCGCTGTTGGCATCATTATACGCCCGGATGCCGTGCTTGGTCATGCGGCCGGAACCACCGCGC